GCTGCTCGCTGGACCGGAGTACGGTCACTTCCACCCCCAGTTATATTCGGGGGAAAGGCATGTGGTGCCCTGTTACGGGAGCCACTGCTTAGAACGTGGTGGTTCCCAAACCACCACGGAGGTGCCGGTGCGCACACGTCCGTATAGGCCCCTGAGGGCCTCTTGCCCCAACGTTGGGACAAGTTCGGTCGTGCGGCTTCGAGCCAAGGCTGCCATTAAAACACCCCACCTACGACGCTCTATGAGCGCCGCGGGTATAAAGGCGGTGCGTATGACGTAGCCTTCCCACGTGCAGCGGGGGTCCTCCCTGGGGAGCGACTCCGCGTGCACGACTCCGCCCTTGAGGGCGGCCTCCAGGTCCAGATGCAGTCCACAGTCCCCCATCCAAGATGGCACGGGGTTCCGGAAGGCTGCAGGTACGAGGCCCTTGCACCACTGCCATACCGGCAGGAGCTTGGGGGGGATCTCGCCGTAAACCCTTAGGCACCACTCGCGCAGGGCGTTAGCCATGTGCAGAGGGTACGGTGCGGGGTTCTCTGGGTCTTTTCGGAGGTAGAAGGGGCGGACGTTTTGGCCTTGAAACCAATCCGTTCCGCAACTCTCGAAGAACGCGCCTGCCAAGCACGTCTTCGAACGGTTCACCTGGAAACCGACATATTCCAGGCGGTCGATTAGCGCTGCTGCATAGGTCGCGGGTAAGATCATATCATCCCCGTACACCGTACACAAGCATTGCTCATCTCGTGGCACAACTGTCTTTATCATCGCGAGGAAGATAATCGTCTCGAGCGGGAATGTAAATCCGTTTCCCATACTCGAAAACATCTCCAACACGTGACGTCGCCCGGCAATCTTCATCACCGGGGACCGAGCTGCACAGAGAAGCCTAAACCAGCGCAGGCCATTGACATCACCATTGAAGGTGAGGGCCTGACACACCAACATATACGCCATGAGGTCGCTCGCCGAGGACAAGTCCACGGTTGCGCCCCCCCATGCGTAGGCCATCTCGGCCAGATGCTGGTTCAATCGCTGATCTCGGAGATCAACACCGAAGATGGAGAGCCTCTTCTGCATCAGTTCCCCAATCCCGCTTTGTAAGCGAGAGTTGTACAGGGGTTCCTTCGCAGCACAGCGCTCGATGTTCCATTTCTTCGGTACCGTAAAGTGCGCATTTCCTGGAACCACACGGGGTTCAGATCCCTGTTCCGCATGGTACTGCGCCACCATCGCCGGCAATAAGCCCGGCAGGAGGTTTAGTAGACCAGGTGTACACACTGGGGCTGTCTCATACTTTATTGACGGGACTAAGCCCTCTGTTCGCACCCCCACGTTAGCGCCGGGACCGAACGTCGCCCGCTCCGCTATGCGATTCAACTCCGAATCCCCAAGGGGACCCAAAATCTGCAACACATAGGAGGAAAACTCCCCAAACCAGTCGGGAAGGTTCTGGGCTAAACGTCCGTTCGTTTCGGCGTTACGTGCCTCGCAAGAGAGTAACTTCTCACGAGCCGCTGACTGCCGCACATCGAGCGGTAAACCGGGCACATTGGGGCTGGATTTAAGCAGAGACACGACCTGGTAATCCTCGGCAAAGCGCCTTGGTTCTTGGTAACATCCTGCATCGATCTCAGTTTCCAGCAGCTGCACGACGTCCCCCTCCGCGAGGAGAAGGTCTGCTCGTACGGCCGCCGGGGTCCCTAGTGCCCGGAACAGTCTTCGGGCGAAATCACGCTCGAATTTCCATTCGGCGCTTCCATCGGGCTCATGCCCGGTAGTAGCATCGTCAGACATTGGTTCACTTCCTCCACGGTTTCAACCGATGGATTGTGACCCCATACAATGAGGGCCAACAAGAGAACAAACACAACCACTCGCACGGTTCTCACCGAGCGAGTCCACTCAGTACGCCGGCTCGCGCGAAGCGAGGTAGGCCTGAATGAAGGCGTTAGCCTGGAGGTTCTTCCACAGCGTATAGGCCTTGAGGGCCTCAGCCGCAGAAACGGTCTTTGGGATGACCGCGTCCGTGTAGAAGGAGACCGTGTCTTGCACGAGGATCACGCCGTCCACGTCCCTTTCGAAGGGGACAATGAACGACTCCTTGATCCGAGTAGTCGCCCGGGCCTTGCTCGGGGGCGACATGGTGAGCGCGAGACGCAAGTTCCCGTCAAACGTTGACGCATCGGTACCGATCCACGAGGAAAGGCCCATCGTCGCGGTTTGCGGGACAAGGGTGTGATTGGAGGGAACGTTGTCCGCAATCACGATGTTAGCAGTTGCTGGCATAGGATCTTTCACCTGGTTAGGCGCGGCGGGATTGCCGCATTGAGTAAAGGATCTCCCGAAGGCTGATCCACTTCGACCATTCGGCCGCCTCCGATAACGGCGTAAGCTTTGGTAAGCTAGCCGCAGGCAGTGACAGCATGACCGTGCGCTCGTACGACTTGAACGTACTCTTGGCCGGCCTGAAGGTCGTCCGAGTCCCGCCTGACACATAGGCCGTGCGGGAATCACTTCTGGTTGCTACTATTCTATGACCGACGGTGCCTCGGAAGGATGTTACTCCGTCCATTGCATTGAAGCCGGTCAAATAGCTCCCGAAGTTCCAGAACCAGTCTACCACGAATGATAGGCGGGTTCCAGCCCACAATGACTCAGCGATGTTACCCGCCGTTATGGCCGGGTTATTCACGTCGAAGGTCACGTA